AAGCCAAAAGCATCTCCATCTATAAAAGAAAGTGTTGATGTTAAACCTAAGAAACGAACTATTGTTATTACAGAAGAACAATTATCAAGGCTAGAAGAACTTAGAGTTTCTAATCTATATGAGAATGAGGATGTAATCGTTACTAAATTTGATGAATTTATAAATAATATGGAGACTATTTTACGTGGTATCCCAGATACCAGTCCTAGAACCAAGGAAATTATGTTTGATGTGGTGTCCGAACTAAAATCCATTGATACCTCAGAAGAATATCACGATGTTCTTCTAGGTTTACTAAACCCTTTTATTAGTAAAGATTTAAAAACAACTCATGGACAATATAAAAAGCTACCAGCATTACTAACTTTACTATCAAATAACTTTGATTTATTAAAAGATTATTTACACAAAATATCTGATTTATTAAAAATAGCTAAAGATAATGATAAGAAAAAAGAAAAAATATTAGTTTTTATCACTAATTCTATATCAGACCTACAGGCAGGTATATCTGTAGATGATATGGGTAAACAAATGATGGCATTAAATAAACAATTACTTAATGCCGCTAATGCATATGAAAATAACTTTGTTGGTGATGAAGACAATTTTAATTATGGTTTTACAAAAAGAAATAATAAAGAAACACATTGGTCAGATGATGAATTTTTCCATGACCGAACTCCCGGTTATAAAAAGTATGGCGAATCTATGATACATAACCTAACTTCAGGACAATTAAAAGCATGGGTGATTAGTGATTCGGAGTATAATGAAAACAAGATAATTGAAGACGTATTTGTTAATATTAAATCTTATGTTACTCATAAATTATCTAAAGTTTTTAAACATGATATCATATCTGGTGGTAAACAAATTTGTACAAAATCTGGGGATAAACCCCGTTTTTGTTTACCAAAAAACTCTAATGTAGAAGTAAAAGGTCATTTATATAGAGAAGATACCCATGCTGGTACTAAAGATAGTTACTACGCAGAATTCTTAGCTAGCGTTGTTAAAGATAGTAAAACTCTTAAAATATTAAAAGCAAATGGTGGTGAATTTTTGGTTAGGTATAATACAATTATAGATGGTGTGTATAAAAGAATAAATTCTGGGGAAGGTGCTGTCCTAGAAAACATATTGAGTAAAATAGTTAGTGACACAAGTGGTATAATGTTACATGAGGAATTTTTCGTCCCAATGAAAGGTGTGATGTTTTATATGTCAACTAAAGGACACAATTCATGTGACAATAGAAGGTTAGTTGTTAGATATAGACTTAAAAATGGGTCACCATTTTATAAACTAATGGTCAATGATAAAAAAGAACTGTGGTTTGAAAGTAAGGATGCGTCTGGAAACCCTTATATAATTAGAAATGCCCCTAAAGTGGGTGAGTTTGAAGAAGGGAAACATTATTGTGGTGAAGATAATACCCCCAACAGTCCACTTACATTATCCTAGTTGTTGTATTCTTCTCTCTATGTACCAAAGAGCTTTCTTTAGATCCTCAACCTCTCTGTCTTTACCTTTGTGACCAGCTCTACCAATATATTTAATGGCATTACCTAAGCAGAAACCTAAGTCCCAATCTTCTATAACATCAATCACCTCAAACTTACCCTGATTATAATGTGATGGGTGGTCTACCGCTTCTTTCATAACATTTTTTTAGATATACTGGCATAATAATAGTCACCAGACGCTTTGAATCTTTCCCATAGATAATCTTTGGTCTCAATGGTTGGTTCTAAATCTACTAAATTATCAGCACAGCTATGTTTATGAACAGTCCATACGCTTCTGTCTTCAGACTCGATCATTTCTTTTAATTCTTTTATATTAGTCAAGTTCATAGGAGTCTTCCATTGGATCGTACAGATTCATATTGAATCCGTTAAATACTGTTTTGGTGTTACTCATTTCAATAATCTTATCGTTATATATTAAATGTGTTATCAATACCTCTGTTCCGTGATCACTTTTTATTGTTGATTTATTTATTTCTACTTTAGAAATATCAAACTCCTCCATAACACTAAATGACTCCTCAACAAAAGACCCATTCTCCGAACTCTCAAAATATATTGATATTTTTGTATCATCAAATAGATATGCATTTGTTTCCCTCTTATTTTTTGTATCTAACATTATAGGATTGAAATTTGTTATCAATGGTTTTCCGTCAACAATAATATCTAACTGTGAATCCCCCAACATAACACCGCTCTCACAACATAGGTTGGACATATCAAAGACATCGTTGTATTTACCATCTGTGGCCTTACTTAAATAATTCCATTGAGTGAATACATCGTCTATTTCTATACCCTTATTATAAGCATAACTAATGATACCATTATATGTGTCTCTATCTACACCACCAATGATGACTTCCTTTCCATGACCATATAATAATATCTCTACGTGTTGCATTACATTATCTTTTGAATGTTGTCATCAAATTTTGGATCCAATCTAAATACAGAATTATCTGAAGCATCGTATCTATATAAGTGTGGGTATAAAACAGCCAACTTATTAAAGATCTGCCTCAATACAAATTCCTTATCTTGTTCGTTATTTACAAAGTCTATTTCATCAACATCAATGGTTAGTAATGGACTCCAATTGTAATTTTTAAAGTACTCTTCATAGTTATCATTCAACTGATGCCAATAAGATTCATCATTCTCCACCTCGTAATCTCTACCTCTTAAATTGATCCTTCTGATTGCCTCTTCTGGTTGTACCCTTAGATAAACCATAAGTCTTGGTGATTTAACATGCTCTAACATATTATAAAATAATTCAATATATATGTCGTACTCTTCTGATACCATTTCTCCTCTGTCTCTCAACATCTTTGCAAATATTGTGTCCTCTAATATGCTACGATCTAAAACAGATTTATCCATCTTAGTGGCATCTTTTATCATTTGAAACCTTTTATTTAAGAAGAATATCTGCAATGGAAATGCGAATCTCTCCTTATTAAAATAAAATTTATCTAATAATGGGTTGTCGAATACTGGTTCTCTGTATGACGTAACCTTTTTCTTCTAATATTGTCGACAGAGAGCTCTTACCAACCCCGACGACTCCCGCAATGTTTAATTCCACACCAAAACCTTTTTTTAATTTTACGTTATTGAATAATTCTTTATAGAAATTCATCTAAACAAATATAATATATTTTTACAAATAAGAAATAGTTATATCCTTGATTTGATCACACCGCTGTTAAAGAATGACCCCTCAGTGTAATCTAATTGATACTCGTCTAACACTTCTTTTACCAATGACTTCATTTTAGTAGAATCACCAGTGATGAACTCTACCTCAATATTAGTGTCCCAATATTCTTCAACCTTACTAATAACCTTACTTTTCACTTCGTGATGTGGCAAACCATGAAGGTCTAAACTATTTTCCTTTTGATCTGTTGTTCTTTTCTTGTTCCTCATTTAATAATTTTAACAGTTTATATTTTTCTTCAGTGAGACCAACCATTCTATTATTAGCATAACGTATTGCTTGTTCTTTTTCTACTTTTATTCTTTCTATCTCTTGATCAAGATATTTTAATTTGACCTGCATATCCGACATATTAAATTGGTTTGAATATCTTTACTATTATATAACCTATAGATTGTATATTACCCAACTTAAAATCATTAGTTATTTTTCTGTGTGTGTAATCTGATATAACTTTGTGTTTGTTACCTTCTTTAATAACGTAATGCTTTGTTCCTTGTGTAAATACGCAGCTGACGGCTTCGTTTATTAGTTCTTGCATGATATGATTTTTGGTGAATAGATAAGTTAAATATAAGGAAATTTTATGACTATGTCAAAATTCCTAATAAAACATCGTTGCCTGTTGTCTTTATAATATCTTTGACAAACTCAACCTCATTTTCGTAGTACATTTCTACTGCCAATATGAGTTCCATTGTTGATGGTGATAGATTGGCTAATGGTTTAAGATTTAAATGATCATAATCATAAACCCAATTACCTAATATCCATAACTCGTGAACGCCACCAACTGGCGGTTCATTCACATCGTAGTATATTGGTCCACTGAATTTAACACTAGTGAAAAAATTATAAAACCCCTGTGGGTCTTCAATATTCACTTCGAACATTCGTCCATCTTCCTTATGCGCCGTCCAGAATTTGGTTACACCATGTCTTTTAATAAAACCAAGATAATTGTGTTTGGCTTTTTTTACTGCATTTAAATGTATTCTGGTTTCGCCAAAGTATTTAGATAATACTCGAGCAAAACGATTAGTGTGACTCACATTATGTCTTCTTTCAGTATCTTCAATGCTTTTATCCAACGATATTACCCATTCTCTAAACTTTTCATCGTCAGTGGCAATATCAACAGGTACATCTGAAAACAAACCATCAACATAACCTAAACTAGTCCTAGCAGTCTTTTTAAGTATCTTATAAATCATATGAGCATATCTCTCATCAGCTAATCTTGATTCATCTCCTTTAGATATTGATTCTCTAATATCTTTTAGATCCTTTGTATATATTTCTAAATGTTCATTGAGTTTATTCTTACCGACTTTATCAAGTGTATTGAAATCAAAACTGTCTTTTATCTTGCCGACAATGTGTTCTTCGCTGCAAAATATATCATCCTTTGATATCTTATCCCTTCTAATATTAAAGTACTCTTCTATTCTATCGGCAATAGATTTACCACAAGCATTTAAGTATCTTCTGTGGTCATTTTCTTTAATAACATTTAGACCCATTAAATTGTATTCTGATATTATCACACTATCAACTATGTCGGCAAAGAAATTGTTAGTGTAATCACCATTGTGTATATCAAACTCTCTGTATAATGTTTTGAATAGGTGAGACTCTGTTAAAGTTTCGTCTTGGATTGCTTTATAATAATGTATAACCTTTTTCCTATACGAATCAAACATCGGTTTATTGGTGTCAAACTCTTTAAATATCTTTTTGACCCCAATACCAATAGGTGTATCAAGACACTTCTCTCTTAGTATTTCTTCAGATGTTTTACCCATATATAATAAATATATAGATTATATAACTAATTCTGCCTTTGATGTGTTAACAATGGTGTCAAAGTTCTGTATCACAGTATCAAATGGTGTATCAAAAGAAAATCTCATCCTCAACATAAAGTTTTTTTCGTGGTTAAAGTCCACAAAACCTCTTTTAAATAAATAATCTAATGAGCTGTCCTCAATTGATAATCCTTCAATATCTTCTAATAGTTCTTCAGCCTCTTCATATATGTCATCAACAATATCATCATCGAATATATTCTTATCTAATTCTATTAAAAGTCTTATTGTCTTTAAAAACTCATCTTCTACTTCCATATCGGCAAATGTTGGTTTTTCTTCGTTTTCTTTGTCAGACTCAAAATATACGTCCCACAACAATGTGAAAGTGCCTTTATCTGAACCAACAATGTTATTATCGATTATATGTTTCTGTATATCTAGTTTCCTCATGACATTTTTTATTTACCACAGAATAATTTATAAACTCTAAAAATAGATGTTCTGCCGCATCTTTAGCTATATTTAGTTCACCAAATGGTATACTATCGGTGTTTATCATAGAAGGTTTTAAGATCAACATATTATTTATGTATTCATCTTTTAAACCTTCAAGTATTGTAAATATCTTATAAATACCAAGATATCCATGATGTTCTCTAAAATACACACCTTTTTTTGTTCTCCAACAAAACCTTACCAAATTTTCTTTCTCAAAACCCATATTAAAATTTTTTATATTAAAATAAACTAATCTGTACTATATTCAAACCAAAGTTCATTACTACCACCATTACCTATGTCAATACCTCGTATTTTGCACATCAATTTTACACATTCATCTAACGTATTACCATAAACGATCCTTAGATCTTTAATATTATCCTTTTCGTTGTAATAATATTTTAAATGATCAGCGTGTATACAAGCCCAAGTATTTGTGTATTCGCTAAAAGTAATAAAATATTTGTAACCTAACTTCTCTTTAATAATCCTTTCAGTGTCCATAGTTATAGTTTTAGTCAACAAATCCGTTTGCTGCTTTATAGTTATAATAGGCAAAAATACCTAATTTTTTATAATTGTCAATGAGTTCTTTCTTTTTCCTATCCAAATACCGACCCCAGACCATATCAGTAACACGATGTGGGTTTACCCCATCAGTATATAACATTGAAATTAGAACTATTGGTTCATTATATTCTTCTTTCAAGTCTTCTATCATTTGATTTGTGTTTACGATTACCCAATCTTTAACCATATCAAAAGACTCTTCATCTGTTAGAGAGAATGCTTTGATTATTTCTTTCTCACAATTATATTGTAATATACCGAATGGGTATTTTCTATTAAATTTCTCTTGTAAAAATATATCAAAAACTTTTTTATCTTCTGAACATACATCGTACTCAAAATAGTACCTTTGATCGAGGAATTTGTTACATAATATTTGTAACCTATTATCCATTATAAAAGGTCTTTAACTTCTTTTAAATAAGGAGCTAACCTATCTTTATCATTTAATATAACATCACCAGTTATATCCAAACCAATTTCAGGATCCAATGGGTGTATTGATCTCTCATGTTCTATACTATAAGGTTTATCTACTTTATATAAGACCCTAGCGGTGTCTGTTAGAACAAAAAATCCATGAGCAAAACCAACAGGACAAAAGAGTTGGTGTTTATTACCAACACTTAAAACAAATGATAACCATTGACCAAATGTTTTTGAATCTTTTCTTATGTCAACAACAAAGTCAATCACCTTACCTTCAACACATCTTATTAGTTTATTCTGTTCGTATGGTGGTAGTTGATAATGCAATCCTCTGAAAACACCCTTTAATGAAAGGCTCTCATTATCTTGTTCAAAAGTTACTCCTAATATTTCATTGGCAGTTGCATTGTGACTTTCAAAAAAGTACCCTCTTTCGTCATCATATACCTTTGGTGTTATTACTTTAACACCTTTCAAAGCCAAATCAAAAACTTTCATATTATAATTTTACCGTCTAGCAAATTTAGCCTTTATCGCACTACTTCTTCTTCCTTGTAAAACTTTATCTATAGTTACTTTACTTTCATCATCTAAAAGATTTACCCTATTTTTTTTAATGGGTTCATCTTCTACCGTATTCAATCGTTCACTAACTATAGAGGTTTTATTATCGTAAGCATCTCTTAAAGCAAAATATTCATCGAATACTTGCTTCTGATCCAAAGAAATATTTTCAAATAACACTTCTTTATTACCTAAATTTACTGTGACATTGTATGAATTCTCGTTCATTACTTCTTTTTTTATAAATATAATGAAAAAAACTCAAAAAGACAACCTAAAGTGTCTTTATCTTATTTATCGCTTTTTTAGTAGATTGGATATCTAATAATAACTTTTCAACAATATTCCATTGTCTTCTATTGGCAAAAGCATTCATCTCTGTTTTTTCTGCTAACAAAGTTATCTTTAACTTACTTAAAGATCCTATCTTTTTATAAAAATTTACTAAAAATTCCATATTATATATTTTATACTAATATACGAAAAATATTTGAGTTTTCCTAATGATAAATATATAATTTAGAAGAAAATGGTTGGTGGTTTACCAGGAAAATCTTTGTCTCTTATTCTTTTAAGTCTTTCATCTTCTAATCCTTTATCATGTTTGGTTATGGTGACATCATATATCATGACCTCTTTTAGTGTCGATAATATGTCTTCCCATTGCTTCTTTGTGGGTTTTGTTTTAATGCTTTTAGAAAAACCTTTTAACCATATTGCAAATTCTCTATAACCCAACTGTCTCCCAATTAAAATGTTCAAAACCCTCGTCTCTGAATAATGATGCTGCATGTGCTTTGCAACTCTTACCCTGATCATTTATTAGTACTCTACCACTATCGGCACAGCCCATTATCAACATATCAAATGGTATGCCCAACTCCGTTAAAGCTTTTTCAGTAATCTTTCTTAGATTCTCTCTCCTACCGGTCATTAAAATTATCTTATGACCCTTGTTCTCCCAGTCATTCATTTGCTGAACAACACCTGGTAGTGGCACATGACCATTAGCCAATATACCCATATGATTTTTAAAGTACTTTACAATAGTACCATCAATGTCACAAATAATTGTTTTCATTAGTACATCTCTTTTACTTCATCACAAATACCATAGTTTTTGGCTTCCTCAGCACTCAACCAAACATCTTCAGGTGGTAACAAATATTTTTGTATGACCTTCTCACTCATACCTGTGGTCTTCATATAATGATTTAACATTCTTTCTGATGTTAAAGTATATTCTTTAACTCTGGCGAACAACTCATGTTCTTTACCTTTACCACCCCACGAATATTGATGTGATAATATAGATGTGTTTGGTGTTAGTATTCTAAATCCTTTCTTACCCGTTAAAAATAATAGTAGTCCACAACTAGCAATCATCCCGATACCATAAGTATGTATAGGTATTTGTGACCCCTTCATTATGTCTATCAACGCAAAACAAGCATTGGCATCACCACCTGGTGATGATATCATTAGTTTTAAATGATCCCTACGATCTTTTCCTTTCTTTAAATTCTCTTGTAATATCCATTCAATAACACTTGCACAACTCTCTTGTGTTATACCTTCCATTAAAAGATATATTCCGTTTTCTGTTATCTTATAACTCTTTTTATCTGCCATAATATTATCTTTTTATTGCCTTTTTTACTTTAGACTTTATTGTTCCTCTTCTTGGAACGATGCCAATTTTAGGTGTTGGTTTTGTCTTCTTACCTAAAAGCTCATCTATGTCTTTTATGAATTGGTGTTTTCTGTCTTCTTCTATTGAGTCTATGACTTGATCGTGAGTATAACCTCTGTTGGTCATATTCAGATAGTAATTCTTGTTGAATGATGATGGTTCAAACATAATAAAACGATTTAATAAATCGAGATGGTTGCCCACCCCGATTATTATTTACTACTCTTTAGTACCAGTAGCACCTTCAGTTCCTGTAGTCTCAGTAGTCTCCACAGTTTCCTCTGTCGTAGTTGTTCCTTCTGTTGGTGTTGTGGCAACAGTTTCAGTTTCTGTTGTAACCTCAGCCTCAGTTCCTTGTGTTGAACAAGCAACCATAAAACAAACAACTAATAACGATAATAAAAATTTCATTTAATTAAATTTACTTCTTTGTTATTATTATCACATAAATATACTAATATTATTTTAGTTTATCAATACAAAATCGTTATATATATAATATAAATGTTTTATTATGGAAAAGAAAGGAATAGAAATTATTTTGCAACACCTTATTGGTGAGTACGGATGGATAATGTTATCAATGATGGCAGCGTTTCTTCTTAAAGACACAGTAGAGAACTTAGTTACTGGCTTTATGTTTTTATGGGGATCTGATTTTGATGAAGACGATATTGTGTTTATTGGTGGTAAGACCAAAGCTAGGATAGTTAGGCAAACTATAACCAAAACAGTATTTTATATATACGAGACAGATAGAAAGTTAGTTATTCCAAACAAATCTCTATATTCTCTAAAGTGTGAGAAGGCTTTACCGTCAAATGGTAAGGGCAAAGACTAGTAGTACTGTTAAATTGTCAGTTATTTTGTGGTGGCACATGTTTTGACTATAAGTAAATCAAATAATAATAATTAAAAACTAAAATTTAAAGTTATGTTTGATTTACTATCAAGAAAAAACAATTTTGAACCATTATTAAATGAACTATTTGATGATGTATGGAGAACTACTAATAATTTCTCTAGAAACTTAGGTATCGATTTACCTTATAACATGGATGAGACTGATAAAGAGTATGAATTAGAAATTGCTCTACCAGGCTTTACAAAGAAAGACCTTTCAATTACTTTTGAGGAGAATCTTTTATTTATTTCTCACAATGCTGATGAAAATGGTGAAGATTTTACTTGGAAACATTCATTTAAGAAGTCTTTCAAATTACCAAACAATGTTGTAAGCAACAAAATTGTGGCTAAGTTCGAAGACGGGATTCTAAAAGTGATTATACCAAAAAAAGTTGAAGCTAAAAAAGTTGTCAACGTTGAAATAAAATAATTAAATTACAAAATTAAACTACAAATCATGGGAAAAATTCTTGGAATTGACTTAGGAACTACGAATTCATGCTGCGCTATTATGGAAGGTGGTGAACCCAAAGTTATTCAAAATGAAGAAGGTAAAAGAACTACTCCGTCGATTGTTGCGTTTATGGAAAATGGTGAAGTAAAGGTTGGTGACCCTGCAAAAAGACAGGCTGTTACCAACCCTACTAATACCATCTATTCAGCAAAACGATTTATTGGGTGTAGATTTACTGAAGTTAAAAAAGAATCTAATTTTGTACCTTACTCTGTTGTTAAAGGTACGAATAATACTGCAAGAATAGATGTGAATAAAAAGAAATACTCACCACAAGAGATATCAGCGTATGTTCTACAAAAGATTAAAAAATATGCCGAAGATTATGTTGGTAGTGAAATAAAAGAAGCTGTTATTACAGTACCAGCTTTCTTTAATGACTCACAACGACAAGCAACTAAAGAAGCTGGTCAAATTGCTGGTCTTGATGTTAAAAGAATTATCAACGAACCTACCGCCGCAGCATTGGCATACGGTTTAGATAAAAAGGATCAAGAATCTAGAATAGCTGTTTACGATCTTGGTGGTGGTACTTTCGATATATCTATATTGGAATTAGGTGATGGAGTATTCGAAGTTAAATCAACAAATGGTGATACTCACTTAGGTGGTGATAATTTTGATGAGGCTATCATAAAATACTTGGTAGATGAATTTAAATCTGCTGAAGGTTTTGACCTAACAAAAGATGTTATGGCTCTTCAAAGACTTAAAGAAGCTGCTGAGAAAGCTAAAATAGAATTATCTTCTTCTTCAGAGACTGAGATAAACTTACCTTATATTACCGCAACTGATAGCGGACCTAAACACTTAGTAAAAAAACTTAGTAGAGCTAAGTTCGAACAATTAGTTGATGATCTTATTGTTAGATCCATTAAACCATGCAAACAAGCTCTTAAAGATTCTGGTTATAAAGCTTCAGATATTGATGATATTATATTGGTTGGTGGGTCAACACGTATTCCTAAAGTACAGGAGGCTGTTGAGAAACTATTTGGTAAAGCTCCTAGTAAAGGTGTAAACCCTGATGAGGTTGTTGCTTTGGGTGCCGCTATTCAAGGTGGTGTATTGGCAGGTGATGTTAAAGATGTATTGTTATTAGACGTTACTCCTTTATCATTAGGTATTGAAACTATGGGTGGTATAATGACAAGACTTATTGATTCTAATACTACGATACCGACAAATAAAAACCAAACCTTTTCTACTGCGGCTGATAATCAACCATCAGTAGAGATTCATGTTCTACAAGGTGAAAGAACAATGGCTGGTGATAACAGAAGTATTGGTAAGTTTATGTTAAATGGTATTCCACCGGCACCAAGAGGTATTCCTCAAGTGGATGTTACTTTCGATATTGATGCCAACGGCATTTTAAGTGTTTCTGCAAAGGACCTCGGAACTGGTAAGGAACATAATATAAAGATCGAATCTTCAACTGGACTATCTGATGAAGAGATAGAAAAAATGAGAGAAGATGCTGAAGCAAATGCCGATGCTGATCAGAAAAGAAGAGAAGAAGTTGATCTTGTAAATAATGCTGACGCCTTGATTTTCTCAACTGAAAAGCAAATCAAAGAATTCGATGATAAGCTAAGCGATGATGATAAGAAAGAACTGGAAGAAATTTTATCAAAACTGAAGAAAGCAAAGGATGATAAAGATTTAGATAATATAAAAGAACTTAAAGAGGAACTTGAGACCAAATGGCATGGTATCTCTTCTAAGTTGTATGAACAATCTGGTTCATCTGGCGAAGAAAAGAATGATGAAGGTGTCGAAGACACTGAATTTGAAGAGGTTGATTAAACAATAATTAAAGGAATAATTTATTTTATTCCTTTTTTATTTACCTTTCCACATTGTTTTCATATATTTATTATAAATGGCAAAACCCGATAAAACAGCTGCGGATATATACGAAAAATCAGTAAACCTAACGGCATTACAAAGACGGAACACAAGGAACCTACTATTATTACATTACGATGACTTACCTACCCTAAGAACCAACCTAAGCGAATACTTTACAAGACTAAAAATTAAATATAATGGTTTTAGTGTGGTCAAAGATACTGAGACACACTTAGAAGTTAAAATTGGTTTTGATGGAACTAATTACTGGATAAAGATTAAAAAGGGAGATCCAATAGTTGAGGCTGACCCAATTGTTGATCAAGAGTAGCTTTACTATCCAAAGAAATAGTCTTTAATACCTTATCAGTCTTTCTATCTATCACCGACACTTCATCTATAACATCTTTCAATATCTTACCACTGAATTTATCTTCAATCAAACTAATTGGTGTTTCAAAACATTTGTCTGGTTCTTTATTATACTTCATCTTCTTCTGAACAACAACAAACTTACGTGGTGGATGTCCTAAGAACTCACAGGTAACTCTTTCTGACCCTACAACACCTTTCCTTATGGAAACAATAACACTCTTAGTTCTGTTTACATATGTGGAGATGCAATGCTTCTGGTGTGATCCCTCTTCAATGTAATCATAAGAGTCCACCAATACCTTTGGGAAATATGTTTCACCTTTAAACTCTATTGGTTGTTCTACGTTTTCAATGAACTTATTCTTAAAGTTTCTTTTAACATATGTGTTAGACTTATATTCTTCTTCTCTCTTTGTTAGTTGAAAATGAGCTCTATTAAATTCTATTACTGTTCCATATCTGATCTTATGATCGTAATTATATTCTACCATCAATCTTTCTCTAAGAACTATATGATCAATTATCTCTTGTATTCCAACACCATTATTCAATAACTGTATTATCCTTCTCTTCTCACTGATATCCAATAGGGTTTTAACAACGGACTCACATAACTTTCTTTCTTTATCTTCATTATATTCCTCCTCGTCAAATATATCGCATTCTCTTCTTCCTAACTTACCTCTGGAAAGATCCTTTATGATCCATATGTACTCGTAGGTATAGGTGTCAGACTCCAATAGAATGTCTGTGTCGACTTTAACTATATTGTCCTTACCCAATAGGTGAAAAAACAATCTAAGTGTTGTGATATTCATATTTGGGTTGCCGTTCAATAACCTCTGTGTATGTTTGCTTTTTATTCTATACTTGTCCAATACTGCCGGCACTAATTTCATTTTGTTTTTCCTAAAGTTTCTCATACCAGGATAGTGATTCACCAAAAGAGATTTCCATACATTAGGTACTTTAATACCCCTTAAATTTATGAACGTACCCATTATAGCATGTTCTAATAACAAAGATTTATCTGGCACACCTCTCATTAGTTTTTTTGTGAACACATCATCATCGCTAACTATCTCCTCAATAAACTTATATATTGGTTTGTGTAAGTCTTTAATGTTGATGTTTACTGAATTCTTATATGAATTGATCCATCTAATAGATGTCTCTATTGTATTGAATAGACTATGGAAGAAGTTTCTTTTAACACTACAAATTCTTTTTCTATTTCTAAATGCTCTTACAACCATAAAGAAATCTTTTGTCTTTGTATTAAAAGTAAAATGATAACTGTGTGATTCCTTTTTGAAGTAATGAATTCCTATTCTCTTTTGTTTGTGACAGAAATAAAACTTCAATGATATTTTATTATCGTACTTCTCACAAACCACTGTGACTCTATCAATAACAGACTCATTATCCTTTGAAAGCATTTCCTCTTTTGATGGGTCATTGATCAACTTATCAAACTGCCATACACTACCATCAAATGTTCTTCTTGTTTTCTGATTGTCATGACTGTATTTATCTGGAGTTTTAAAAATAGGGTCAGAGTCAAAATCATTAGCATATGTGTTTGATGATCTTTTAATATCAACGTATGGTAAAAATGTTTGTGCTTGGATAATTTCAAACGATCCTTTACATATTAGTTCTCTTTTCATATTTAAACATTTCTTCCGTTTTCGTAAATGTGTTTTACTGTCGGGAATCTTAAACTTAAACCTCCATTTTGGTTTTTACTTTCCTCAAAGTACTGTACGCAAATTGTTTTGCCGACTAACTCATCAGGATTATCGTAATAATATATTCTCTGCTCCTGGCTAAAACCAGAACCAACACCAACTCTATATCCTTTGTGTTCTACATATACTTGTGCCAACATGGGTCTAACAACCTCTCTACCTTCTTTGATTATTCTATGCTCTTTGAAATCAAGATCAACTATCTTATATTCATCATCCAAAATGATTTAACTTTAAGAAGATTTTTTGTTCTTTTACCTTCATAACCAACATCTTTTCTCAACATAAGCCCTTCATAACCTTTTTTCTGAGCATCAGCATTTAATTCTGCAAAGTGATCGTCATCTTCAACAATAACTTGTGGTAAAACACCTAAATATTCATTAAAATTTCGTTCTGATTCTTTTAATGCAAGTAATCTATCACCTAATGTGAATGCACTGGACTTCTTACCAAAATCTTCTAGTGGTAAAACATCGAATATTTTATACTTTGGGTTTTCAATTGTGTGATCCTTTTTTCTTATCTCCTTCATTACACCCTGAAAATCCTCATTACCTTCGTCATCTATTAAACATAACTCACCATCAAAAATAACATTTGTTCTGGTAAAGGACTCAATAGCGTCAATAACTTTACTCAAAGTACTAAACTCCTTACCTTGACGTGAATATGCTTTGGCATCTCCGTTACTATCAACAACGATAACACATCTTACACCATCAAGTTTCCTGCTGGCATACCAAGTTTCATTTTCAAAGTCTACTAACTTCGATTCATAAGGACGTGCCAAAGCAACATCAAATGTTGGTATCAAATCTGGTATAACCTTATTGATTACTGAGTCGCTGGCTCTAATCTCTAAATTCTTATCTATAATAGAATATATTATGTCCTCATAACCTTTCACATTTTTATCAAATACAAAAGCGTTGACAGCTTCGATAGCTTTATGACCGGTGATTGTGCGATCAGTTAGATCATCCAACAACCCAAATATATTACCTTCGTAATTATTTATGTTTGATACCAAGTCATCTCTTTTCTTACAATTACTTGATGTGGCATGAAATTGTTTATACGGATTGTATGTATATTCCAATACTTTTGTTATGAAATCATCTGTTGAGTGCTTACCCAATATCTCTTTCTTTGTAATCAGAGATGATGTATTCTTCATTTCAGTAACGAAACCTTGTAGTTTTTTAAAATTTCCCATAATTGTTATTTATTATATAACAAATATACGAAAAAATTCTTAGAAATCCAAACTATTCTACAGTAAATGTGAATCTTTTTGAGCCTCCATCATTGTCTTTAGAATATAATTTAACTGGTGAACCCCATAGGAATCTAATATTTTGCATCACATCATCTCTGGTGGATTCATCTAACTCTATACCATTTCTAAGATCGTGGTATAAAACTAATCTTCTATCTGTTCTTGTATCGGCTTTTATAACCTGTATGTCTGGAACATAAAAGTCTCTTTCATATCTCCTTGATAACTTTTGTCTTACATCTTTGTAACCTCTTTCATCGTGTATGGCACTTATAATATAATTGTCTTTGTCCTCATCATCAGTAACGGCAAATAATTTCATATCTCTCATAACTTTTGGCGATAAGAATTGTAATACAGCACTGTCATCTCTATAGTCATCAACCATATGATGAAACATCTCTAACCAGTCTTTGCCGGCAACATTAGGAAACCATTCCTTATCTTCTTTAGTTGGGTTCTCACACATCCTCTTTACATCCATCCATATGTTAAAACCTAATGTGTATGGGTTTATCTGTGAATAATATTTAGAATTATAATCTGGTTGAAATAATACATTTGAATGGTGTTTTAAAAACTCTAACATAAATCCATCTCCAACATAACCTTCATCATACATCTTATGGACAATGTTGTAATGAGCAAAACAAGCGGTAGCTTCATTACATACCTTAGTTTGGCCCTGTGGGTAAAAATATTGTGATACTTTCCTAACAATACGAATCAACTCCTTCTTCCACATAGGTATTGGGGCGTTCTTCTCCAAAAAATAAAGTATATTCTCTTCTGGGTGTTTAGGTGTCTTCACACCCTTCTGTTTAACATAATCTTTTATATCAAATTCTTTTGGTATTGTGCTCCATAGTGGGTTGTAGTTCTCTTCTTTTGCCGACATCCTTTTATTTAAACGATTCTTCTCCTTCTCAACAGATAACTTAGGTGGTTTTTTATATTTGTCTACACCATAATCCATAATAGAATGACAAGCATCTAACACATCCTCAACATCTTCAGGTCCATATTTGTCTTCACAATCGGAAACAAACTTCTTTGCAAACTTCATATAATCAATAATGTGATCAGCATCGGTCCATTGTTTGAACATGTAGTTGTTCTTAAAGAAATGGTTATGTCCTTGAGCCGCATGTGCTAATACTAATACCATAAGACATGTTGAGTTATCCTCCATATTATATGATATACATGGGTTAGAATTGATTACCATTTCATATGCTAACCCTTGTCTACCTTTCTGATAGTTGGTTGAGTTCATAACATATGACTTACCAAACGACCAGTGTCCATAACTTATTGGTAACCCTATCAATGAATAAACATCCAACATCTGTTCTGAAGATATTATCTCTATCTGGTTTGGGTATGTGTCTAACTTCAAATATTCCTTACCGATCTTAGCGGTTATTTCGTCGGCATAAGAAATGGTGTCATAGTTCCAATCTGATCTGGAAAACAACTCTCTAATTTGTTTTTTACTTTTTTTAACGTACATCTTTAACTTTCTTTTTAAATAATGACTTGAACACCGGCCATATCTCATTTACATTATTTAAATATTTCATCTTAAAATTATCGTAGTCTCTATTTATCTGTGAATATTCTTGCCATAACACAGATTCCATAGCCTGACTAGTAGTACTATAAACCTCATCTATGTCTCTACCAATCTCAACATATGCCATATATTGTATTTGTTTTAATAACTTACCCAATATATCTACACAATCTTGAGCGTCACTTCTTCCCCAAACATCACCATCACTAGCCTGACAAAGATAAACATTCCACTTAGTATAGTCATACCTCTCATCAATAATATTTTTTGCCAACTCCAAAGCTGGTGCAACAATAGTGCCACCAGTCTCCCTAGCATTAAAGAATTCATCTTCAGTGACCTCATTAGCTTTGGTGTGGTGCCTAATATAAACTATGTCTACATCATCATATTGTTTTAATAAAAACAAATATAAAAAGAAATAAAATCTTTTAGCAATGTCTTTCTCCCTTTGACCCATCGATGCCGATACATCCATAACACAAAACATAACTGC